AGATGTGGCAGCATTAATGGGATTGGGCACAGGCAATGAACCTACTGGTATTTTTAACACCACCGGCATTGGTGATGTGGCCGGTGGCGTTAACGGTTTAGCACCTGCATGGTCACACATCGTGGATCTTGAATCAGAAGTCGCTGTTGATAACGCTGATCTGGGTGCGCTGGGTTATCTCACCAATACAGCTATCCGTGGCAAGCTAAAACAAACTGAAAAGTTTACAGGCACTAACGGCACACCGGTCTGGGGTGACGGTGACACGGCATTGAATGGATACAAAGCGGGCGCAACTAATCAGCTGCCATCTAATCTGGTTAAAGGCACCAACTCTGATTGTTCACCAATCGTGTTTGGTAACTGGAATGATCTGATCATTGGTGAATGGGGCGCAATGGAACTGATCACTGATCCTTATGCACTGAAGAAGCAGGGCTTGATTGAAGTCACGTCAATCATGTTGGTTGATATTTTGATCAAACGCGCTGAATCTTTTGCAGTCATGAAGGATGCGCGCGCAAACGGTTAATCATTAACGTGATTAATTTTATAAAAAAACCAGCAATGTTTTCTTTGCTGGTTTTTTTTATTCTCATAATCGGAGTGAGTTTGATGGATAAGAAAGACAAATCAAAAGTGAAAGTATTGCGCACCACAACAGCTGACGGTGAGCGCATTATCAAAGGTGCCATTGTGTCTGTCAGTGCATCGGCGGCGTTGTATCTAAAAGCTATTAAAAAAGTGCGTGACCTTGAAGAAGGTGATGTTGATGAACCAGTTGAAGAAACAGTTGTTGTTGAAACGGCTGGCATTGATCCTGAACGTCTTGAAGCGTTAATCAATGCCGTGATGGAAGTTGATGACAATAATGATGCTTTATGGACAACTAACGGCGCACCGAAAGTGTCAGCAGTGAAAGCCATCATTGATGGTGATGTGTCTGCCGATGAAGTTGAAGCGGCATGGTCTGAGATCAACAAAGACTGATGTCAATTCTTGATGATGATGTGTCGGACTTTTTTGACACAGATGATTTTGCTGAAATGGCCACGATCAATAATCTTGAAGTGGCCGTTATTTTTGATAAGCGTGAAATCATCACGCAGGACATCATTGCAGAAAAACCGGTGATTGATTTGCCAACCAAGCACACCGTGGGCATTGAAGAAAATGATGACGTGGTTGTGTCGGGTAAAAAATACACGGTCAATCACTGGGTGCATGATGGGTTCGGTGTTACCACAATTATTCTGGATGAAACAAAATAAATGGCGCATGTAAGAACGCAAATCAGAAACGCAATTGCCGCTTCACTCGATGGCTTGACAACGACAGCAAGCAACGTGGTGGCTTCACGCATAAAACCTGAACGTGATTTTCCTTCATTGTCTGTTTACACCGTTGATGAAGACAATGAATTTGAAACGATGGGTTCACCGCGTGGTGAAAAACGTGACCTGGAAGTGATCATTGAAGCGCATGTTGAAGCGGTCACGGGGTTTGATGATCAGCTTGATTTAATCTGTCAGGAAATTGAAGAACAACTTGCTGGTGATGCGTCATTAAAAATCAAAAATGGCGGCTTGCTTTATGATCTTTATTTATCCAGAACCAGTATTGATTTATTAAAAGAAACCGCCACACCAACCGGCATTGCAAAGCTGCAATATTTTGCTGAATACCGTGTCTATGAAAACGATTTATCAACCGTCATTTAAGGAATTTAACAATGTCTTCATCTCAAATTGAAATGTATCACCCTAATTCAGAAACATCGGTTCTGGTGTCAAAAGGAATTGAAAAGACAATGATAAATCGCGGTTATACAACCGATAAATCAAAAGCAAAAAAACCGGTCAAAAAAGAAAAGGTCAAAACTAATTCAACAGATAAGCCGGAATAATAACCGGCTTATCTTTTTATTAATTATTTTTATATAAAACTAAACAGAGGGTTTTATCATGGCGAAAACTAAAGCGGCTGAAGGGTCAGTCAAAATTGGTGCAAATCTGGTGCTCGAATTAAAAGGCATGAGCATGTCAAAAAGTGCCAACACGATTGATCAAAGCACATTGGCTGATGAATGGAAAGCCATCGCCGCCGGTCAAAAAAGCTGGTCAGCCAATATTGAGGCGTTTGGTGATGCAGATGATGCAACCGGCCAGGGTGCATTGGCAGAAGGTGCTGAAGTGGCGCTTAATTATTACCCTTATGGTGAAACATCGGGTGATAAATATTTTTCAGGTAATGCGATTGTTACCAGTGTTGAAAGTAGCAACGCGATTGACGGCATGGTTGAAGCGTCTTTTTCTGTTGAAGGTAACGGTGCGGTTACTGAAAACACGGTTATTTAATTTTAATCTGGGGTGATGTATGGCAAAGGCTAAAAAGAATAGTAATAGAAATCCGATTTTTGATCAGATACTAAAAGAGAAAAATCATTTTAGTATGTTTGTAGAAGCCTGGGGGATTGATGTTTTTTTTGAACAGTTCACATTGGCTGATTCAGACTGGATTGAAAAACACGCGGTTTATAATGGCGAAACTCTGGCGTACACCATTATTAAAAAGCTTCAGAATGAACAGGGTGAAAGCATGTTCACTGTGGCAGACAAACAGATATTGATGCGCAATTTTTCAATTGATGAACTGTCTGACATTGTGATGCAAATGCGTAAGGTCTTAAAAAGTGATGAGGTCGATTACGCGGGAAACTCGAAAACGACCAGTTAATTTTCACCGTTTTTTTTCTGGCCGATAGACTCAAAAAAACTGTGTCTGAAATTTTAGAAATGACCGAACATGAATACCGCTACTGGGTTACATATATTGAATCATTAGGGAATGATTAATTGTCATGATGTCAGTTGATGTTAAATATTCATCAAAAAATATTAACCGATTGATCAAGCAGTTGCCGAAACAGGCCACGTTTGCCACGGCACTGGCTTTGACCCGAACCGCACAGGAAGTGCAAAAAGAAGAACATCGGGAAATTAAAAAGGTGTTTCATAATCCAACGGCGCGCACTAAAAATGCCACGTTTGTGATTCCGGCCACCAAAGCCCGTTTATCTGCTGAAGTCAAAATCAAGGATGAAACCGACAAAGGCACACCGGTTTCAAAGTATCTTGAAGCACAAATCAAAGGCGGGGCACGTCGTCACAAAGGCTTTGAAAACCGGCTGATTGATAAGGGTATGATGCCTGACAATATGTTTGCGGTTCCCACAAGGCTGATGAAAAAAAATCAATACGGCAATGTTTCACAAGGTCAGATTCAAAAAATATTATCGGGCTTATCTGCTCAGCGTGACAACGCACAAAATGCACGCCCTGGTGCGCCACGGGCTAAAAATGCGGGCAAGTATTTTTCAGGCATCATCAGTGGTGTGCATGGCATCTGGGATGTCACTAAATTAAAAAACGGCGGTGCAGCTTTACTGTTTATTTTTGTGAAGTCTGCCCGTTATAAATCCCGCTTTGATTTTCAGCGGGTGGCTAAAAAAACCATCAATCGTGAATTTGGCAAGCAATTCAATTTAGCGTTTGCATTAGCAATAAAAACAGCAAGGTAAATCATGGCACGCAAAGTTGTTGAAAAAGTCACCATCACCGCTGAAAACAAAGTCAAGGCAGCGGCTGCTTCAATTAAGCAGGATTTTAAAAAAATTGAAGATGCGGTTTTCTCTGTTAAAGGGGCGGTGTTAACGGCGGTGGGTGTCGGTGGTTTTGGTGCCATGACCAAAGCCAGTGCAGACGCGACCACGGAAGCGGTTAATTATGCGCAAGCTTTGCGCATGTCAGCACAGGAATTAATGGCCTGGCAGCACGCGGCAAAAACCGTGAACATTGAAGGCGATAAAATGGCTGACATTTTCAAAGATGTCAGTGAAAAAATCGGTGATGCCATGCTGACCGGTGGCGGTGAAGCACTGGACGTGATTGAACAGCTGAACCTTGATCTGAATGAATTAGCTGGCTTGACACCGGATCAACAATTATTGCGCATTGCCTCGGCAATGGGTGACATTGGTACCCAGTCTGAAAAAGTGTTGATTTTAGAATCACTGGCATCTGATGCATCGTTGTTGATTCCGTTACTTGATAATGATGCGGCGAAATTAAAAACACTCAGTCAGGAAGCTATCTTGACCGGTCAGGCGTTAAACAACGTGGACGCGGTTAAAGTCAAAGAAGCCAATGATGAATTTAAACGGGCGTCATCCTTAATTAATGGCGTG